GGAGAGTGTCTCCATTGCCATCATTTGCGCTACTCCCTATCCCTACTGTCTGCTTAGTCATGTCCTAGCCCTCATCAAAAGTATCTGTTGTTGAATCTAGTGTAATAGCCGTACTGTCAAATCTTGGTGCTGCTGTGCTAATATTAATTGTAACAGAGCCAATCTGACCGACACCAACAGAACCCGTCACACCTTCGGTCTCTCTAGTAGTTATTGTAACCTTGCCTACAGAGCCTTCCAGAAAAGTGGATGGATTGCCAACAGGGCCATACCCAAACAGTGCCCTGCTTTCATCCAAAGATGTATCTGGACGTGGGTTTAACAAGGATTGAGGATCGTTTATCTTTACTCTGCCAAGAAAGTTCTGAGGTTGATCAGGATCAAAGACATCTCTACCCACAAGAAATCCAGTCCTAACTCCATTCTGAAACTCAGGAACCAAGTCTCTTAATGGGTATCGGAATCCAGTCCTATCACAAAACCCAAAAGCATATTTTCCCTTGGCGTAACTCATCAACCACTCATCATAAATGTGTCATATGGAACAAACTTTATTGATGCGGTCTCTTCATCTTCTCCTGATGCAAGCTGAAACTGAAACTCATACTCTTGCTTTAATGCCGCTGCTCTACCTGCTGCTTCGGGTTTTTTCATAGCCAAATAATAAGCTAATCCTGATACCAATGCTGGAACGAACCGTGGCGGCACAGATGTTACTGTTGATCCTATACCAGAAGACAGCCCATCAATGCCCTTCAGTCTGAAATAGGCCAAAGTATAGGTGGTGGTTGCATCTGGAACAGGCCATAAAGTTATCTTAACTTCTGTTGGCAATCTTTGAACATATATCTGAGTTGGCCTACCAACTGTATTTTTATTTGTCTGCTGTGCGTAGGTAGAAACACTCACTCTTTGAAGAGAAGTGTCTACTTGATTTGTGCCTGTACCTGTACGGATTTGATTTTCGATTAGGTCAATTGTGTCTGAAGGTAACGTATAGGTTGCCGTACCTGCTGTAATTGCGATAGTGCCTGACTCAATAGTGAAGAGATTAAGTCCACGGTTCTGCCACTCTAACGTTAGTATGTTAAGACTTCTACGAGCCGTTTTAAGATCATAGCCAGAGCGCATCTCTAAGCCAGCCCTCTCGTAGGCTTCCTCAAATAACTCAGGTAGGTCTGGGGTTACTACTGACATTATACGTTCCTATGTAACTACACTTCTGTGTCGTTTGGTTTTCTTTGCAACTTCTTTAGGTTGAGCCACATGCTGCTTGCCTGAAGCCTTGCCTTTTCTTTTAGCTCTAGTCGTTGCAGCGTACTCAGAATCACTAAGAGACTTTATAGCCGAAGAAGGCAAATATCGTTCACCCGTAGCATTCTTCCCTTGAGTAGAAGGCTTTCCACTCTTAGTGCGCCACTTCTGCTTTCCCCAAGCTTTAAGACTTTTTTGGGGTTTTTTTAGAGCCATTTCTTACTATGCCTTTTAAAGTTTTAGCCTGACTGGCATGGAGCTTTGAAGCCTTATTCAAACCCTTTACAACCTTCTTTACTTTTCTTTTATTTTGACTGGTAAGTGCCATTAGCTTTTATAACCTCCCCCTGCTTTCTTATATGCCTTCGCCATCATTTGGGCCTTCCTAGCTGACCACTGGCCTGATGAGCCACCTTTGTTCCCTGCTTTTATTCTATTGAATATACGCTTGCGTAACCCCGGCTTTGTATAGTTCCCTGATTCATTTACACGACTTTTAGACTTTTTCTTCTTTGCCTTGCCACCCTTACCCATACGAATTAGATCAAGGTCTCTAGCGTCATCGCCAGTGCTATCTGGATGCATACAACCTCTCCATCTCTGTCTTTATAAATTCTAATTGAGCTTCAATTACTTCAGTTCTCTTATCAACAGCTATAAGAGTTTCAGTTGTCCAACTTGCCCAACTATAAGTGACAGCACCGACTAAAGCCATGAGTGCAGCTACTGCTGCCAAAACTATTTTATTACTTAACATTTCCACCTCTTACGAGCTTGTCGCAATCTAGAGTTAGGATCTTTAGCAGCTTTTGGAAACTGTTTCATCTGACCAGCAGATCGGGCGCAGTAAGACTTGCGCCTCTTTGCATCCTTACTGCCTTTTTTAGGTGTGCCTGTTACGGCAGTCTTTAACTTGGAACCGGGGTTGTCTTTCCTATATTTAGCCACACCCTTCTTAGTCATACCTGCCCCAGATTTAGTAGGACGTTTATGACCACCTTTAATGGTGTGGCCTTTCATGGTTCCTTTTTTCTTTTCAGCCATATCTTACAGCCTTAACTAGGCGTGAAATGCCGTAAGCAGATGTGCGCCAGATAAATCAAATTGAACCATTAGGTTTTGTGCAAACAAAACACCTTCATCAGGAATATATACATCGTCTGCCGCATTATTAACGCCACTGGTTTTTGTACTAAACACTGTAGATGTAGAGGAATCAGCAGGAGCAAATCCATTCATAAAGTCTATTCTTGTGGAAGCCCCTTTAGAAATAGTAGTGAATGCCTTCAACCTAGCTCTCCCCGTGATGAGGTTCATAGTAACTAAGTTCGTCATCCCTACAGAAACATTTGCAGCATACTGTGCGCTACACGTAGCGGAAACAATAGTTTTGAAATATTTAGCACCAGAAATAGTTTCAGCACTTCCAGTGGAAGTTATTACTTCTGTTAAAGCCTTGTCATTCAAATCCGTTCCAACGATAGTTACCGTTTTTCCATTATCTGCGGTTCCTGTAGTGGTCACAGTTAATTTACGGGCTGAAAAAGAATTGGTTGAAGTAAAGCTAGTTTTGGCTAACGTAAACACCAAATTTGGTCTAGCAGCGGCGGCAATAAAGGTAGTAGACGCAGCCTGTGAATCTTCAACCGTTGTGGCTTGAATGTCTGTAACACCCATGTCAATCTCCTTTCAGTTGTCCTACTTACGAGCCACTGCCATCTGTTCCGAATGTCAGATCATACACATGATAGAAAATACGCAACTCAATATTACCGCCCGTTGCGGCTGACGCACCAACACCACCTGTTATTCTCACAGGGTAAGCGGTACTCATAACAAAGCCCAGATCATTGCCAGAAGTGGCATCTGTAAACGAGATTTCAAAGTTGCCTACATCAGCGTCAGCATTGTCAAGGATGCCGTCTGTATCAGAAGCAGGGGCGGTGTCTACTACCTCAATCCAACCTAAATCGAATGTAGGGTTTGTGCCGCCTGTCGCGGCTGCAATACCTTCAACTCGCGTGATGATAGCGTTGGCAGGTAGAATAAGAGGCAATGAACTAGGGCCAGTAGCAAGTGCTCCGCGCCGAATATTTGTTGTAGTTGCCACAGTAGGGTCTGAAATATACCCTTGAGCAACAAGCCTAACCGCGCCAGCGACTTGTGGATTAGTTGTTTTTTGAGCCTGTCCTACGCGAACTGGGCCTGAAAAAGTTGTAGTACCCATGATTTTCTCCTGTCTGGGTTAGTCAGTTACACTATGTAACTGTCAGGGATGCGAAAACTATACACATGTTTTACAAAAAAGAAAGGGGCTACCGAAGCAGCCCCCTCTAAAAAGTTCAATTGAACTTTATACGCCGGGAGACCCGTACATTCCTAATGGATCGGATACGCCGAATGAATAACGCTCACGCGCTTTGTAGCGCACGTTACCTGTATCGAAGTCACCGTCCATAGATGTCTGCATGGCGGTACGCACAAAGTGCTTCATGCCGTTTGGTACATCTGTGGTTAGGAAGAATGCGTCTGCATCTGTGAGATAGTGATTAACGACATAACCCTCTGGTATAGAACCATTGGTGTTAAGTGCGTTGATATCATTATCTGCTGTGCCTACGCGCAGATCAGTCTGAAGCAAGCGAGTTGCTACGAACATCAATGCAGGTGGAACGATCAGCTTGCGTGGACGTGCAGCAATTAACAAGTCACGTTCATCAGTGAACGCAGCAATATCAATAACCGCTTGCTCAAGCGAGGTTTCGTTCAAGTCAGCATTAGTTGCCAGCCTGTTTGCATTGTTACCACCAGCTACAGTGCCGTGAGTTAAAGAGAACAACGTAGCACCATCACCTGAGTTAAAGGTGGTGAAACCCGTGTTCAACAATGAAGCAGCCTTGACTTGCTTTGTATAAGCCATACCACGGGCAAGAGCCTTAGTATAACGTGCAGACAAAGAGTCATATAGATTATCTTCCATCGCTTCTTCAGTGATAGAGAAACCCATAGCAACGGTTTCGTGATTGTAGCGAGCAGTAAACGACTCTTGTGCATTGTCGTATGAGATAGAAGCACCTTCCGCTTTCACGGGTGCTGCTCCAAAACCAGATAGTTTTACTTCTTCCTCAAAACTTCTTTCTGAGGTTTCAGTCTCATAGATGTCTGCGTGTTCGTTTTCATACTTGCCGTACTCCAAGCCAAACAGTGCGTTCAGACCCGGTAATAGCTCTTTAAGAAGCTGGGCGCGTGAAATAGCCATTCGTCAACCTCCTTATAAGCCAACATTGTTCATCAAGCTGTGCGCTGATGGATTGAATTTAACCAATACATCTGGGAAAGCGTCACTAGCAGGTGAAACGTGAGAAACAACGCGAAATGCGGCGGCGGCAGCTTTAACTGTCGCATCCAAAGCAGAGGTAGAATTACCAGTGGTTGTAGAACCAGTGGCTGTAGACTGTACCGCTGCGAAGAAAGTATTCGCGCCAATGATTGTCTGCGCTCCAGCAGCATCTAACTGAGCTTGGAACAAGACGTTTGGATCATCAATGACATATGCTTTTATAGCATCGCCGTTAGATGTTCCTGTCGGGTAGAATTGATCCTGAACAAGTTGTCCAGAAGAATTAACATACTCACATCCAACAAAAACGCCAATAGCACCAACGCCATTACCACCAAGGTTGTTTGTAGTTATGTCTGCGCCTGTCGCTGTAGACAGGGCAATGTACCCATCGGCCCCAATGATAACAACTTGCCCATAAAATAGGTTAGTTGCCTCACCAGCAGGGTCGATGAGATACTGGTTTGTTGAACCAGCATACGGCATTCCGTCCATTCTGCGAATGGGCCGTAAGCCATAGGGAGCAGCCGTTAAAGCCATCTCTCATACTCCTTTAA